CGAAATGTGGTATAATAAGGACAATGGTGAAGCAAAATAAAGATTATGGATATGAGATACAGAAACTGTATCTCGAAATGATGTTAAATGACGCAGAAACGTTTGTGCGTTGCCAATCTATATTTGATCATTCATTGTTTGATAGAAAACTTCAAGAGACAGCAGACTTTGTTAACAAGTATGTGGCAGAATATAATTCACTGCCAACATATGATATTGTAAACAAATCTTGTAACGTTAATTTAAAACAAGCAGAAAATTTAACAGAAGAACATTTTACTTGGTTGTTAGATGATTTTGAAACTTTTGTAAGACATAAAAGTTTAGAAAGAGCAATATTAAAATCTGCTGATATGTTAGAAAAAGGTGAATATGGTCCAGTAGAAGAATTGGTCAAGAAGGCTGTACAAATAGGACTACACAAAGACATAGGTACAGATTACTTTGATGATCCTAAAGCAAGACTTATGGGACTGAAAAATCAAAATGGACAAGTCAGCACAGGCTGGACAACACTGGATAAAAAATTATTTGGTGGCTTTAACAAAGGTGAGTTGAATATATTTGCTGGTGGATCTGGTGCTGGTAAAAGTTTATTCCTTGCTAACTTGGGTTGTAATTGGGTATTAAATGGATTGAATGTTGCTTATGTAACATTTGAATTAAGCGAACCACTTGTAAGTATGAGACTAGATTCAATGCTAACAGATGTGCCTGCTAGAGAAATTTTCAAAGATTTAGATGGTGTAGAAATGAAAGTTAAACTGCTTGGTAAAAAAGCAGGTAAGTTTCAAATCAAATACATGGCAAGTGGTAAAAACACAAACGACTTAAGAAGTTATATCAAAGAATATGAAATAAAAACAGGCACAAAACTAGATGTGATACTTGTAGACTATTTGGATCTTATGATGCCTATCAGCAGAAAAGTATCGCCAAGTGATTTATTTGTTAAAGACAAATTTGTATCTGAAGAATTAAGAAATTTATCTATGGAATTAAATGTGATCTTTGTTACAGCATCGCAGTTGAACAGAGGTGCTGTTGAAGAAATAGAATTTGATCATTCGCATATATCGGGCGGATTGAGTAAAATACAAACTGCTGACAATGTGTTTGGTATATTCACATCAAGAGCAATGAGAGAACGTGGTAGATATCAAATACAACTTATGAAAACAAGATCATCTAGCGGAGTTGGTCAAAAGATTGATTTAGAATTTGATGTAGACAGTTTGAGAATAAGAGATCTTGCTGAAGATTCTGAATATCAAGAGTTTGATAAACGTAAGAGTACAATATATAATTCACTGAAAAAGACATCAACAGTAACTGAAAACGATGCCGAAGAACCAAAAGAACTTAAAGCACCAGACCCAACAAAAGGCGACACTGTTGGTCGTATCGAAACAGGTAACACTGATCAAACAAAGTTGAGGGACTTTTTAAAGAACCTTGATGGCGATGAATAAACAATACAAAAGAATAGTAATTCCAAAAGGTTTAGATTTAGGAACCAGCCGACGTACTTGTAATCAGTTGGCAAACACTATTAGTGGTAGGTCAGGATTGAATATTTTTTCCGATGTAGAATCAATTGAACAAGGTGACTTGGTAGTATTAGGTGGTGTTGGTGGACATGATGGGTTTGAAAAATATCACGAAACATTTCAAAAGCAAAATATAGATTATCTAAATGTCGAAAAAGGTTATTGTAATTGGTGGAAGCCCGTTTACTGGAGAGTAGCATTCAACGAAAATCAAATCACAGATATCAAAGGTGAATGGACAAATGAACGTTTTGTAAAATTTAATATGACTATTAAGCCTTGGCAAATAGGCGATCAAGTGTACATTGTGGCTCCCAGTCAAAATGGGTTGGATGTGTATGGTATAAAACAAAATGTAGATGAATGGATTGAATCTACTACACAAGAAATTAAAAAACACACAAACAGACCAATCAAAGTGAGAAAGAAACTGCCTAAGAAAGCAAGAGGTTCAAGAGGATTCTGTGATTCATTAGAAAATATATACTGTGTGGTCAGTTTACACACTATGGCGATGACCGAAGCATTGCGAGAAGGATGTCCTGTAATCAGTCTTGTTCCAGGCTGTCTGAAAGATTACAGTGTAAACTCAATTGATAAGATTAATAATTTGTACTACCCTGATAATAGACAGTATCTATTCAACTGTTTAACTAATGTACAATTCAATTCTGGAGAGTTGATTAGTGGCGTTGCGTGGGACACTATTAGCAAATACTACGGAATCAATATTACCAAAATTTAATCACCACACAATCGGATATAATAAATATTGTTTTAGGCAGAAAGGCAATAATGACTGATTTAGAAAATATACAAAGGCTCACTGAACGTTTTAAAAGGCAAATGCCCAATAGTGAAGTGTACCAACAAAGACTCGCAGAAGAATTTGAACTAATTCTTAAACAAAGATTCACAGAATACTTCTTAAAAATTTGTGACATCATAGACATCACATCAGATTTAAAACACATGACAAGAGGTTCGGCAGGGTCCAGTCTTGTATGCTACTTGTTAGGAATAACTGATGTAGATCCAGTTAAATGGAATATACCTGTAGCACGTTTTATGAATCCACTACGTGATGATTTACCTGATGTTGACATAGACTTTGAACATCACAAACAAGCAGAAGTTATGAATCGCATTTTCAAAAAGTGGCCCGGCAAGACAGCAAGAATATCTAACTATGTCAAGTATCAACCCAAGTCAGCAAAACGTGAAGCGGCAAAGCGTTTGGGTGCCAAAGGTAAACTGCCACGCAAATTTAAATATGAAGATTATGATATTGATCCTGTTGAAGCAAAACGCATAGAACAAAAACTGTTAGGCAAAAAAAGATGTATATCTAAACACTGTGGCGGAATTATAATGTTCGATAGACAATTACCTAAAAGTTTAATTTCTGCTGATAATCAAATACTGTTAGACAAATATGAAGTAGAAGATTTAGAACATCTAAAAGTTGACATACTTGCCAACAGAGGTTTAAGTCAGTTGCTAGAAATAGAACCTGATATGAACTTGACAGATTATCCTATGGAAGATGAAGCAACATCAAACTTATTAAGCAGAGGAGATGTGTTAGGAGTAACACAAGGCGAGTCTCCAGCCATGCGTAGATTGTTTAGAGCAATACAACCTAAAAGTGTATATGATTGTGTGTTCGCAACAGCAATGATACGACCGGTAGCAATGACAGGTAGACAAAAAGCATCCATGTTCAATGACTGGACCAAAGAAGGTGTACAAGATTCTATTGTGTTTGAAGATGATGCCATTGAAATTATTTCTGAGATTATCGGAATTGATATGTATGAAGCAGATATGTATCGCAGAGCATTTGCTAAAAAGAACGATGAAAAAATTATAGAGTTTGTGGATAGATTAGGTAATCATCCACGCAAACAAGAAGCGATCAACACACTGATGACGCTATCTGGTTTTGGATTATGTAGAGCTCATGCGGTAAACTTGGGCAGATTGATTTGGGCATTAGCATATCAGAAAGCACACAATCCTAAAAAGTTTTGGGCGGCTTGTTTGAAACACTGTGAAGGTTCATACAGACGTTGGGTGTACAACACAGAAGCAGAACGTTGGGGCATAGACAACGAACCTGGTTGGTGGAGAATGGGATTTATTCCTAAATGTCATGTACAACAGCAATATCTAGATTATGTTCAGTTTGCAGGAGTTATTGCCAATGGCAGAGTTTTCAAAGGCAAAAATGGAAAGTATGTAACATTTGTTACACTAGGAATAGGTCCTGGCGAATACATAGACATCACAGTTAAGAAACCGTTCAGTCACAGAGATGGTGATGTTATTGTGGGTAGGGGCAAAATCAAACATCATAACAATTCAGACTATGTGGAATGCCAAGATGTGGAACTGCTTTCATTCCAGCAATGGCTGGCGGACAGCAATAATTCCGCGAAGCGGTAAAGCAGAAATTTTTAATCCGCGTAGCGGTAAGCACAGCGAAATCGGTAAGCAATTTTAATCTATGATTTTTCTTTTGGCGCCTTTACGTTTGACGTCTAGTGTGCTACAATGTATTCCACCGTCCCAAAACAAATAGTGTCTTTGTGGTACAACGTGGCAGTCTATGTGTAAGGACTTCAGTTTGGCAAACAGTTTGGGTATGTGTCTAGCAAACACAATGTTGTGTCTATCTATGATCAACACGTTAAGATCAAAACATACTTCTTGACTGTAACCTCTCCAGTTCTCCAAGTACTTGTCTATCCAGTCAATGTCCATTTTATTTTGTGCTTCTGCATAATCTTGTACATATCTGTCCATTTTTAATTCAGGCAAACAGTCACTGACATCTATCAACTGTTTGTTGTGTAAGCATTCTGGAACCCATTCCATGCCTGCGTGTATCACTGTGTCGTCATCTATCATGATGAAGCCGTGGTCAATGTGACCAAAGCCTTTACAACGTGTGGCGGTGTTGTTGACAAATTCATAGTCATTCAACTCTCTTTTACACCATTCTAAACCTGAGGGTGAACCTGGACCTTCGTGATTAACAATGATGGCATCGCCTGCTTTGTACATTGTAGCAGTGTGCCACAACACTCTGTCCATCAATTTTTCCTTGTAGGTTTTGTCGTTCACAAACCAATCATCTTTGTTGTTCAAGTTCATCAACATGGGTGCTGGTTGGCTGATCCAACGATGACCTTGCTGAAACAACTGTTCAAATATTTTGTAATAACTCATAGAGTCAAAGTATCTATCTGTGTAACTGGTGTAGGTTTGTATCACAGTGTTGCCCATTACCAGCATGGCATCTCTGGGCACAACAGGTGCTATGGGAATCTGTATGTCAAACTCTGGCATGGTGATTGGATCATAGAATTTGTACACATCTGGTCTCATCACTTCTATGTTGCCCTGTTTTAGAAAGTCAGCCAACTGATCCAAATCCTGCTTGGTTTCTTCCAGTATCTTATTGAATTGTGTTTTATCGTTGTACTGTGTCAACAAGTGATTCACTTGTTCAGGAGTGTATGTGTCTCCCACTATCACTGTCTCTAAAGGATCGTATTCTGTGTATATCATATGTTCAAATATTTCACGTGCATGAAACTTTGTAGGCTACGTCTTTTTACATCTGGTGTAACAATTTTAGTCACAGCATGATACAAATCTTGATTGTTGATCACAATTCTATTGCAGATAGGTTCCACATATTCGCCCTTGTCTGCACCGTCTTTGCGAAACAGAAACAATCCTCCATCCTTGAAGTCCCATGTTTCATTGAGAAAAAATGTCACGCCCATGAAATCTATTTCATCTTTATCCCAATCAAGAAATCTATCTTTGTGCCAGGTGCTCACATAAGGATATTTCATTTCATGATATCGCAGTGTTTGATCGTGTCCTGTGAGCAGTTCTTTTGTGAAGTAACCTTTTTCAACCAACAAGCCAAAAAAGAAATCTTTTATTTGTTTATTGAGATAGAACAGATTACAATCATCTGTTTCATGATGATCCATTTCATCATCATACCTTTCAAAACGTCCGTCGTTCTGTTTGATGTCTGCATCAATCATCTCATTCACTTTGGTGAACTGTTCTGCTGTTAAAAAATTATCTTTTATAATCATTTAATCTGTTTCCTTAAAACTTCAAAATATTCATATGAAGCATTGATGGGCACAATAAAAAATTTGTGATCATCGCCTCGCATTAAATCAAACAGTGTGCCAAACTGTCCCATGATGTTATAGCCTGCTTCTTCAAATATTGATTTTGCTGTTGCCACAATGTCATGATGCTGTGACATCAGTTGTTCCTGATGCAGTATATCAATATATTTAATACAACTCAACACACCAGGCAAACTGTAATTGTATGTAAATCCGTGTTCCCAATCAAAATCATCTGGCAATGCTTCGTCAATCTTATTGCTGTACATGGTCACACTGAGAGGAAAAAATCCTCCTGTGATTGCTTTACCCATGGTGAATATGTCAGGCTCAATGGGTGTTTGTCTCCATCCAACAAAACTGCCTGTCTTGCCTCCGCCTATAAAAATATCGTCCACAATCACAACAACTCCTTGTTGTTGAATCTGTTTTATTTTGTTCCAAAATTCTTCTGTGTTGGGTCTTAACTGTTGTCCATAAGAACAAGTTTCCACCATAACACACATAACATCTTGCCAATCTACTGCGTTGATATCAAAATCTCTTTTCATTCTAATCACTTGATCATATGGCTTTAGTGTGTAGAAAGGATCATTAAACAAACTGTCTCCCATGTTGTAATTTAAAAATGTAGATCCATGATAACTGTTT